GATACTCTGTATACCAAGAGAATTAACCCTGTTATATTCCGTCCTGGTATCGGCATCATGCTCTTCGGAGACAAGACTGCCCTTGGTTATGCCTCAGCGTTTGACAGAATTAACGTTAGAAGATTGTTCCTTACAATCGAGCAGGCACTAGAGAGAGCTGCACAAGCTCAACTCTTTGAGTTCAACGACGAAATTACTCGTGCTAACTTTGTCAACATCTGCGAACCTTATCTTCGCGATGTTCAGAGCAAGCGTGGTCTTTACGACTTCTTAGTAATTTGCGACGAGACTAACAACACACCAGATGTCATCGACAACAACGAGTTCCGAGCAGACATCTTCCTCAAGCCTAGCAAATCTATCAACTTCGTCTCACTAACCTTTGTTGCCACTCGCACAGGTGTTAGCTTCGAAGAAGTTGCTGGTAGAGTATAATTAAGGAGCAAAAGTAAATGGCACAAGCACCAAACCCACCATCAGTAAGGAATATCTCTCAGTTTAAAAGTAAACTGAGGGGTGGTGGCGCACGCCCGAATCTATTCGAGGTAGCGATTCCTAATTTTCCAGATTTTGTTGGAGCATCTTATAATAACGACGATAAGCAAAATCTTCGTTTTATGTGTAAGACTGCTAACCTTCCAGCATCTAATGTAGCACCAATCGAAGTTCCCTTTAGAGGACGTACTTTGAAAGTTGCTGGTGATAGAACTTTCGATCCATGGTCAATTACAGTTCTGAATGATGAAGATTTCAGAGTTAGAACTGCTTTTGAAGGATGGGTAAATGGAATTTCCAAGTTAGATAACAACACTGGAGCAACTGCACCTACCTCTTATATGCAAGATGCATATGTTTATCAGTTAGGTAGAGGTGCTACTATTGCTTCTGAAACACCAACTAATAACATAAGTGGTCAAGGTCCTACCGATTCCGCAAATGTTTTGAGGGCATATAAGTTTATTGACATATTCCCAACTAGTGTTTCTGAAATTGCGTTATCTTATGAGACTGAGAATTCTATTGAAGAATTTACAGTTGAATTCCAAGTTCAGTTCTTCGAGGCATTTGGTGCCAAAGAAGCAGCAGACATAAGGTAATATCTGTGCTATACTAAATACTAGGAACAGTCTAATCTAGTATAGATGGCTAAATTATTTGGATTCTCAATTGAGAATAATGAGGAAACCCCAAAGTCGGTAGTATCGCCGGTCCCCGCTTCTAAGGAGGATCAGAGTGATTACTATATGACTTCGGGGTTTTTTGGTAATTATGTGGACATGGAGGGTGTCTTTAAGAATGAGTTTGATCTCATTCGTAGATACCGTGAAATGGCTTTACACCCTGAGGTTGATGGGGCAATCGAAGATGTTATACAGGAATCTATAGTATCTGATACTAATGATAGTCCAGTAGAAATTGAACTTTCAAATCTAAATGCTAGTGATGGCATTAAAGAGAAGATAAGAAAAGAATTTAAATTTGTTAAAGACTTATTAGATTTTGACAAAAAGGCACATGAGATATATCGTAACTGGTATGTTGATGGTAGATTATATTATCATAAAGTAATAGATTTAAAGAAACCTGAAGAGGGAATACAGGAGTTGCGTTATATTGACGCAATGAAAATGCGTTTTGTTCGTCATGCTACTAGAGAACAAAAAGATGAAGCTACAAGGGTTGCAGCAATTGCTGGCAATAAAGATCTGAATAGTCTAGATAGTGCATTTCCTACGGTTGAAGAGTATTTCATTTATAGTGCTAAGAACACCGTAGGTGGTGCTTTAAATCCATCGATGAACCTTACAGACACTAAAGGTATTCGTTTCTCGAAGGATTCAATTGCATATTGTACTTCTGGATTAGTAGATAGGAATAGAGGTTCGGTACTTTCATACCTTCACAAAGCAATTAAAGCACTCAATCAACTTAGAATGATTGAGGATAGTTTGGTTATATACAGACTATCACGTGCACCAGAACGTAGAATATTCTACATTGACGTTGGTAATCTACCTAAAGTTAAGGCAGAGCAATACCTACGTGACGTTATGATGAGGTATCGTAACAAGCTTGTTTACGATGCAAACACTGGAGAAATCCGTGATGATAAGAAGTTCATGTCCATGATGGAGGACTTCTGGTTACCAAGAAGAGAGGGTGGACGTGGAACAGAAATCTCAACACTCCCAGGTGGACAAAACCTCGGAGAAATCACAGACATCGAGTACTTTAAGAAGAAACTCTACAAGTCACTTAATGTTCCAATCTCAAGAATTGAAGGAGACGGTGGGTTTAACCTGGGGAGATCTTCTGAGATATTAAGAGACGAACTTAAGTTTAGTAAGTTTACTGGTAGATTGCGTAAGAGATTTAGTACTCTATTCTTAGATATGCTGAGAACTCAGTGCTTACTTAAGAATATTTGTACCCCAGAAGACTGGGATATAATGAGTGAGCATATTCAGTTTGATTTCTTATATGATAATCACTTCTCTGAACTTAAGGATGGTGAATTACAAAGAGAAAGATTCTCACTAGCAATGGAAGCAGAACCTTACGTTGGTAAGTATTATTCACAAGATTGGGTTCGTCGTCAGATTCTTCGTCAAACTGATCAGGATATTCTTGAGCAGGATGGTTTGATTGAAAAGGAAATTGAAGAGGGCATTATTCAAGATCCTAAAGAGATAGAAATGGCTGTTGATGGATTTAATGGAATGTCACCAGGAGTGGGTGAAGAAGCTGCTGGTGGGGGTGATTTAGGCGCTCCAATCATGGAACCAAATCTCGATGGCGCTAAAGATGCTGGTAGGACTAAACTACCTAAGGGCGGAGAGATATAAATAACCTATAGGAAAAGTTATGACTATCAGCATGGATGATTTAATGGATGCTATCGTAGCGAATGATTCGCCGTCGAAAGTAAGTGATGCAATTAAAGATTTGCTTTATGCAAAAACTGCGGATAAGGTGGATAACCTAAAACCAGAAATTGCAAGCAGTCTTTTTGGGGATCAAGTTCCTCAAGATGAAGTGAATGATGAACCAGTTGCTGTTGCAACAGAACCAGAAACCACTGAGGAAGAAGAGTAATGGCAGTACACAATCCAGTCGGAATTGGTACGACAATAGCAATAGTAGCATCCGGCTCTTTGGCTGGTGCAGCATTAGATCAGCAGAGTAATACTTTGCGAGTGACTGCAGTTACTGCTGGTGCTCATATTGGTATTGGTAGTTTTCCAGTTGGTTATACTACTAGTTACTATATCGCTAAAGACACATCAGCACTTTTAAGTTTAGGCCCTGTCTTTTCTCAAAGAGTAACTGGTGTAACTACTAGTGGTACTAATACTCTTCTAACATTAGAAGAAGGTGGTGGTTCTCAATTCCTTGTAAATGATGCTGTTTCGTTTACTTCTAATAATGCTGAATGGTGGAACTTTAGTCATAAGATAGTAACTGCTGTTAGTGCAGTTGATTTCAGTGCTGCTGATCAAAGAGTCATTTTAACCGTTGATAACGATTATGGTGCTACTATCTCGACAGCATGGGCTCGTAATAACACTCAAGGAGATTTGAGAAATTCCTTTAAAGTCGCTGCTTTAGGCGATGGATCAGGAACATTACATTATCAGCAAGTTCAAGTAACAGGTGATGCCTGATGAAACTAATTACAGAAGAAATCGAACAGGTAGAATTTCTAGTCGAAAATAAAAACGGCAAGAAATCCATGTATATTGAAGGTGTATTCCTTCAAGGAAATATTACGAACAGAAATGGACGTATGTATCCCATGGAAACCCTACGTAAAGAGGTAGGACGTTACAACGAGAATCACATTCAATCCGGACGTGCTCTCGGTGAACTTGGACATCCAGAGGGACCAACCGTGAATCTCGATAGAGTTTCACATAAAATTGTTTCTCTAAAAGAAAGTGGTGCTAACTTTATTGGTAAGGCTAAAATCCTTAACACACCAATGGGTAAGATTGCTGCTAACTTAGTAGAGGAAGGAGTAAAACTTGGTGTTTCTTCAAGAGGCATCGGTTCACTTAAAGCAACCCGTGAGGGTATTAATGTAGTTGGTGATGATTTCATGCTAGCAACTGCTGCTGATATTGTTGCTGATCCATCCGCACCCGATGCTTTCGTAGAAGGTATTATGGAAGGTAAGGACTGGGTATGGGATGGCGGAATTCTCCGTGAGAGAATGGCTCGCAAGACATACAGGACTATCAACACCCTAGTTGATCAGAAAAAACTTGATGAGAACAAGTTGAATATCTTTAATGATTTCTTATCAAATCTCTAACTTTAATAAATAAATTTAGATTACAACAAGGTAATTCGAGGAAACTTCAAATGGCGGGCAGCAAACTACAAGAAATGGAAAAGGTATCAGAAGCTAATGCCGTAACAGCTAATGCTAATCCTGGTGACAAGGCTATCCCCAAGTTAACAACTGGCGGGACATCTGTTGCTTGGGAAGATTTAGGTGGACCTACTCCTACCAACAACTCTCCTACCGATGATTCTAACAAAATCAAGACTCCAGGTGGGACGTTGAAGCAAGTCTCCGATGCAATTACCAATCGTAAAGGTAAAACTGCAAAAGAGGAAGTGGAAGCAACTGAAAAAACAGTAGAAGAATCTCAAAAGGAAACTGAAGAGGTTATTGCTGAAACTCCTGCTGAAGAAAAAGTCGTAGAGACTTATGACATGGAAGATGATGTCAACGCTCTACTAGGTGGCGAAGAACTCTCTGAGGAATTCAAAGAGAAAGCAAGGACTATCTTCGAAGCTGCCATTAACTCAAAGATTTCTGAAATCAAGGCACAACTTGATGAAGAAAAGTCTGCTGCAATCGAAGAAGCAGTAGCAACACACAAGGCTGAGCTCACCGAGCGCACCGATTCTTATCTTGAGTACGTTGCTCAAGAGTGGCTAACCGAGAATCAACTCGCAGTCGAGCACGGACTTAAAACAGAAATGACTGAATCCTTCTTAGGAGGTATGAAGTCGCTATTTGAAGATCATTATGTATCAATCCCTGATGAGAAATATGATGTAGTCTCTACAATGGTAGAGAAGTTAGATGACATGGAGACTAAACTCAACGAGCAAATCCAAAAGAACGTAGATCTGAACAAGAGACTTTCTGAGTCTGCTTCAGACGTAATTCTTGGAGAGGTTTCTGAAGGTCTCGCGGCCACTCAGAAAGAGAAGCTCGCTACCCTTTCCGAAGGTGTTGAGTTTGAAAGCGAAGAATTGTACAAAGAGAAGCTAACCACACTGAGAGAATCTTATTTCTCTAATAACAAGGTTGCTCCTCAATCATCTGCAGACACTTTAAGCGAAGGAGTTGAATCTCCTGCTGCTGGACCATCGAAATCGATGGAATCTTACATGAGTGTTCTCGGCAAGATGAAAGACTGAATTTAACATTATCTCAAACTAAACATTTAGGAAACAACCAATGTTCCAATCAGAACATCTGGTAGAAAAGTGGAAGCCTTTGTTGGATCACGACGGTGGTATCACCGATCCACATCGTAAGGCAGTAACCGCAGTTCTACTAGAGAACCAAGAAAAATTCCTCCGCGAGGAACAAGCATTCTCCCAAGGACATTCCTTGATGGAGACCCCAACTAACGCAGGTAACGCTGCTGCAGCCCAAGGTGGCTTCGGTGGTGGTACTGGCGACAACACAGCAGTTGCTGGTGGTCCTGTTGCTGGTTTCGACCCTGTATTGATTAGTCTAATCAGGCGCTCTATGCCTAACCTAGTCGCTTATGACTTGGCTGGCGTACAACCGATGAGCGGCCCTACTGGATTAATCTTCGCAATGCGCTCACGCTACACTAATCAGAGTGGCACAGAGGCATTCTACAACGAAGCAAACACTGCTTTCTCAGGTGAATCTTCAAACGACTTCGGTGGAGATGGATCTGCTGGTATCAACAGTGCATTCTCTGATGTACCTGCTGGTATTGGTACAATCAGTCAGTCTGGTGGAAACCCATCCGTACTGAACCCTGTCGGTACTGCTACCTCAACCAACTATAACGTTGGACAAGGTATGGTAACTGGTGACGCTGAAAACTTAGGTAACGGCGCTAATAACCAGTTTGCCGAGATGGCATTCAGCATTGAGAAAGTTACTGTGACTGCTAAGTCCAGAGCACTCAAAGCAGAATACTCCCTTGAGCTTGCTCAAGACCTTAAGGCAATTCATGGCCTTAACGCTGAAGCAGAACTTGCAAACATCCTTAGTACTGAAATCCTCGCTGAAATTAACCGCGAAGTTATCCGTACAATCTACAAGGTTGCTGAGCAAGGCGC